TGGCTATTAGCACGTCATTACTGGCTATTTTGTTACTTACGTCTGCCACGGTTATAGATTTATTTGATTAATTAAAAAGTTGAATTCTATTATGCGTCGAACTATTTTATTTCCGTTACCCGCTTCCTCCCTTAATACACTTCTCAGGTTCTTTCGTATACCTATCACTTGAAACTCGGCTACATTCAATCCTGTGGTTCGCGGTGTAGGTATCACAAGGGCTAAAACCTCATTGGCTATTTCATCAGCATGCTTCGTTACACTCTTACCCTTCATTTCCGTTACTATCTCCAATTCCTGTGAGAACCTTCCTGCGAAACTGTGCTTCGTTCCTTCCTCTGTGTAACTCTGATTGCCTATTAAAATCTGATAGGGTATGTTTGCTTCACCTTCACCTTCGTACACTGGCACCACATCGGCACCGTAAGAAATATTGCCATTCAACAGCGTATAAAAAGCCTTTCGTACATTGTTTGCCGGGTTGATCATTTTTTAAGTGCCTGTTGAATTGCCGGTTTTAAATCTTTCATCAACTGTGCATATACTTCATCCCTGTGAATGAAGAAAAACGGATGCGGGTGAATACCTATGGTCATTACATTTATAAACACCTGCCACCATGCTTCTTCAGGAATACCTACCCTTCTGCACCAATCGTATATCTTTTGTTTAGCATCCTTGCCTTTTACTGAACCGCCTTTGAACTGCGCTGCATAAGACGTTAAATCACTGGGAACTTGTACTCTGCTTCTCGTCCCCCACTCAATAAAGGCGCTCCACTCTGCCCCACTCACTACTTCGTATCTCATTTCACCTTCTCTGTGATAGGTGATTTCGTTTTTTAAAATCCCCTGGTCAACCGGTGCGCTGCTTACGGCTCTATTCACATAATCATTGGCTGCGGCTTCCATCACTATGTCTGTTTCCTGCTTTATGTTTTCGGGTATCTTGCCGATTTTCTTTTGCAGAGCCTTCAACCCTTTTACTTCTATGTATGCGCCTTTAGCCATCCGATACCGTCTTTCATGACTTTGCTTTTACAATGAACTCAATTTCTTTGCGGCCAATAACCTTTATAGAGTGTATCACATGCTCCTTGCTATCGTAAACAACTATATGATCTTTGCCTAGCAACTCCCTGCCATCTGCATACCGTATCGTTAACACATCGCTATCTATTAAGGCCGTCGCATTCGCTTCCAATGCCCTGTACTGATTAGTCCTTTTAATGTCTGCCCACGTTTCTAAAGTGTTCGCAGGGTAGGTTACATCTCGCCCTCCCTGATCATCGGGCGTTACTACCGGCGCCTTGAATATTACCTTCCGGTTATAGTTCTTTACAGCCATGATGAAGGTTGTATCTTACTCAATGCCGCTTCGCTTACTCCGTTGCTTGCAGGGGAGTTACTATCCTTTGTTTCGTACCGCTCTTTCACTTCCAGCATGATAGCTTCTTTCATGGCTTCATTAACTTCCGGCACGACTGTATAAGAAATAGTATGAAGCCCGTAGTTAGACAGACTAAGAATATTACTCCTATGTTTATAATCATCATCTGCTACTAATGCTTCTTCATCTTCATCTACAACAGCAACCGTTTCCGGTATGCCGTAAGCCAGTTGAATTCTGTCCGATGCCATAGTGGTTTCAACAACCATTTGAACCGCCGTTTCAACGAGGCATATCCCACGCTTTTCTTCTAAGGCCTGCCTTGCGCTTTTGATCATATTCGCCAACACATCATCATCGTCCGTAAAGTCAATGTGCAGATAAGCCTTCACTTCTGCAGGTGTCACCGGCTCCGTTATACTGTCCGCTTCTGCTCTCGATATGGATAGGTAGTGAACCACTTACTTTTTGAATTCCTCTTTTTTCTTTTCGGCTGCAGCCAGTACCGTTGCGCGATCATCATCGCCCACCAATTCATCCACTTCCTTAGCTGACTGTGCCCCTTTGATTATATCAACCAGTTCAGAGGCTTTTATTCTGTCCGGCCCTGCATCACTATTCTTTTCGTTCGAACCTGGGCCTGCGTTCTTGTTCTTTTCACCGGTTGGGTTCTTTGCGTCCGTATCTTGTTCGGCTTTTTCTTTTGGCTTGCCGGTATTATCGGTAATGGAAAATGAACCCTCTTTTTTAGTAGTGGGTTCATCGTCGGTTTCGCCGGTTATTTCAATGGCGCCTCTTTTCTCCAACTGTTTCGCATGCTTTTCATCCAAAACAATTTCCTGCCCTTCCGTTGCAAGCCCATAAGAACCGTGAATGGTTTGTTTTGCAATGGCTGTTACTTTCTTTGCCATGATTATTTAGTTTAAAATGATTTTTGTTTTTCGTTGGTTCGCCTGGTACTGATCGGTGACTTGTCTGAAATGTTCCCTTCTGAATTTTCCGTGTAGGTAGCCGTCTTTCTTATCAAACACGCCTTTCGCTTGTTCATCCGTTAGCCCGGTGATATCATGCACAGAAGCATAACAGTTGCCTTCGACTACAGAGAAATAAATAACCCACCGCTTGCCTTTCTTATCTGTAAAGAATTCAGCCCTTGTTATCTTGTATTTAGTCATGTTTGAAAGAAGGGAACAGACCTAAATCTGCTCCCGTTTGTTATTCTACCTACTACCTGAAAAAATTAAGAGGTAAGATCAGTTATGGCCGCTGTGAACGTGCCACCAACAAGGCCGTCTGTATAGTAAATCGGGAGGGCTAACCTTTCCTCGATTACTATCGTAACCATGTTTTTGATAGCGTTGTCCTGATCCTGCTCATAGAAGCGAACCTGCACATTTGTACGGAAATCAATTTCAGCGGCCCTGCGGTCCACTAAAAGGAAATCGCCGTCTGTCATTTGGTTCATTTCAATGATGGGAACACCATCTAAAGCCGGCACCAGACCATTACCACCACCCTGAAGTATATAATTGTTGGTTGTATCTTTCGCTGAAGTCATTACAAAATAATCCAGCGGAGAAACAAGCGCAAAAGAAGGAGCACGTTTTGCTTTACGCATCTGCATACGGGCTGCACGTAACACATCGAAACGGTTTGAAGAAGCGCCGATTACTACTGTGCCTGCGGCAAAAGCCGTTTTATTGGTGAACAAACCATCCAGGTTCTGACCGGTACCATCGCCGTAAATAATTTGAGCATCTTCCACGGCCATAACTTCTTCAGTACCTACATTGGTAATAAAAGAAGTCAGGTAAGGAATATCCTCGATCATTTCTTCCGGAACACGCAAGTAAGTGGCGATTTTACGCACGCTTGCATCTTCGATTGACAGGTCACGATCCATTTGAGGTTTAGTGCCGCCTTCCGCAACGGTTGCAGGCCCACCTTCACCACCGTTATCGCGTAGGTGACGAACCACGTTTGAAGCTGTTCTACCAATTGGCAGAAGGTCGCGCATGTGCAGTTGCTCAAAAGGACGAACAACAACGCCCGGTTTTACGTCCGGAGTTACAAAATAAGAGCCGGTAAGGTTTGTTGCCGAGCCCATGTTGCCTACGGCTTTCATGCCGAATGCTTTTGTTGAGAGGTCAACAGAAAACAGGCGTTTCTGTCCAAGCTGCTCTTTTTGAGCGGTTAGCTTTTCTTCGAACTCTGCTTCTGTGGATTTGCTTTGTATTTGTGCCTGAGCGAATTCGTTTGCTTTTTTCTTTTGATCTTCCAGGTCTTTTTCAAGCTGTTTTACAAGGGTGCTTACCTTGCTGATTTCTTCATCATTAGCTTTGGTAAGTTGGTCGATTGCAGCTTTATGTTTTGCCTCTAAATCGGTAATTGCTTTTTGATGTTCCGATTTAACAGCTTCGATCTGTGCAGATGTTTTGGTAAAGTTGTCTGCAATAGTTTTTACAAGTACGCCGCCAGCGCCTTCATTGGCACCTGAATCGTATAAAAATCTGTGTTTCATTTTCCGCTTTTAATTTGTTGTGAGTAAACTGTTTTGAAGTGTGAGAAGCGCAAGGGCTTGCTCTATTTCATCGCTCTTTACATCACCGTGCGGCTGAAGTGAAACATTCTCGGCTTCAGTGCTTCCGTGTAAGTTTATGAGGAATGACTTTATTTGATCTCTTTCGAGTTCAAGCTTTTCTAATATTCTATCCGTCGCCGTGCTTTTTGCACAAAAGCTAACAAGGGCTTCATAGCGGTTCAAATAGTCCGTTATAATCTGAGCTTTGTCTTTGCCTTTCTGAAAGGCTAATACTGGTGTAAATTCATTAGCTCCCCATCCAGTTAGGGAACTCACTTCCCATAAGCGCACTTCCAACAGATCCTGTGAACCATCCTGTTTTTTATCTGCTTTTATAACAGTATAACCATAGGAGGCTTCTTTTATTAGGTTGCTTTCGACCATCTTTTTGAAGTCCTCGGCATCGTCATTGCTGCCCAATTGAGATTCCATAACAGCATAATCGCCTTCATCATAAAAGCGCAAAGGAGAACCAAGAG